GTATAAACCCTACCCCCCCATAGGAGTCCCAACCTCCCCTAAAAACCCGTGTTATATTCGCGCAAATTCTTGGAGTGCCCCTTTCCTCCGATGGATCACATACCTGAAGTCGATTCCGACGTCCCCCTGCCCGCCTCTGCAACAGAGGCCATGCCTGATTTGTCTCCGCGTGAAGAACTGGAGATGAGGGCCAGAACGGTCAAGATGATCTCTGACCTGATGGGCAAACCCATCGAGCCCAGTGAGGCTGATAAAGGCGCGGCGCTTGAAGCCGCCCAGACCATGATGCTTGATCCCAAGCAGTCTCCCCAACTTGCTACCTACAGCAACCCCACAATTGCCTATTTGGCCGGACTTGTCGCGCAGCACGACACGTTGGTCGTCAGAGAACTTGCCGATCTGAAGAAATATGTGGTCAATAAGCTCGTGGCGGAGACTGAACATCCAGACGCGAAGATACGGCTTACTGCTTTACGTGCGCTGGGTGAAGTTGACGGTGTGGATGCGTTCAAGAAACGCTCGGAAGTCACGATGAAGCAGCAATCTGTCGAAGAAATCGAGAAAGAATTGCTTGAAATTCTTGAAAAACTTGAAAAACGTACCATTGACGTCCAGGCACGCGTGATTTCTAATGAAACTAACGCCTGAACAAATTCAAGCCCTCAAAAAAGCCCTCCCGTCGATGGATTTGGAGGGTAAAAAGCGTACTTTGGAGCTTCTAAAGGCAGGGGAAACCGAGCAAATTCAGACTATTGGACGAGATTCACTGCTTTCCTTTGCAGAACACGTCTATCCGGGCTACAAAGTGGGTCCTCACCACCGCAGATTGGCCCGTCTTTTCGAGGAAATCGCTGCCGGGAAGAAAAAACGCGTGATTGTGAACATCGCGCCCCGTCACGGTAAGTCGGAGTTGATCTCGTACCTTGCTCCGGCGTGGTTTTTGGGGAAATTCCCCCATAAAAAGGTCATTATGTCGTCCCATACCGCTGATTTGGCGGTGAATTTCGGCCGTAGAGTGCGAAATTTGGTGGGTTCTGACTCTTACAAAGACATTTTTCCGCAGGTAGAACTGCAAGCAGACAGCAAATCTGCCTCACGTTGGGGTACAAATTTCAATGGTGAGTACTTTGCTATTGGTGTTGGAGGTGCTCTCGCTGGTCGCGGCGCTGATCTGTTCATTATTGACGATCCACATTCTGAACAAGAAGCCAAAACAGGACGACCAGATGTTTTTCTTCCTGCTTGGGAGTGGTTCCAGTCTGGCCCTATTCAGCGGCTTATGCCGGGTGGTGCGATCATTGTTGTGATGACGCGCTGGTCCAAGTTGGACTTGACCGGGCAGATTCTCAACCAAATGGAGCGCGAAGAGGGCGTTGATCAGTGGGAGGTGGTTGAGTTTCCTGCCATCTTGAACGACAAACCGCTGTGGGGCGAGTTCTGGGACCTCAATGAACTGCTGGCCAAGAAGGCAGGCATGGACCCCCGCTACTGGCAGGCCCAGTACATGCAGGACCCCGTCTCAGAAGAAGGGGCGCTGATCAAGCGGGAGTGGTGGCGCATCTGGGACTACGACGACCCGCCTCCGTGCGAATTTACGATCATGTCCCTGGACGCTGCGCAGGAAGCCAATAACCGTGCTGACTACAACGCCCTGACGACATGGGGTGTCTTCTATAACGAAGAAGTCAACAACTACAACATCATTTTGCTGAACTCCATCAAGAAGAGAATGGAGTTTCCTGAACTCAAAGACTTGGTGATCGAAGAGTACAAGGAGTGGCAACCCGACGCGTTCATGGTGGAAAAGAAGTCCAACGGCGCGGCGCTGTACCAAGAGTTCAGGCGTATGGGCCTGCCGGTGGGGGAGTTCACGCCGGGTAAGGGACAGGACAAGATCAGCCGCGTAAATGCCGTTTCTGATTTGTTCCGTAGTGGGATAGTATGGGCACCGGACAGAAGGTGGGCTAAAGAGGTCATTGAAGAGTGCAATGACTTTCCTTCCGGTACGAATGATGACTTGGTGGACTCCACCACATTGGCACTTTTGCGCTTCCGTCAGGGCGGCTTCATCCGCCTGCCCTCAGACGAGCAAGACGAGATCAAGTGGTTCAAGGGTTCCAAAAGAGAACGGTATTACACGGTGTAAGGACCAAATATGGCTACAAATTTTGACTCTGCTCTGTATCAAGCGCCTGTGGGCGTTGGCGCGGTGGAAGAGGAACCGATTGAAATCGAGATTGAGAACCCTGACGCAGTGACGATTGGCATGGGGGACATCGAGATTGAACTGCGGCCTGAGCCCAGGACAAGCGATGACTTCGATGCCAACCTTGCCGAGTTTATGGATGAGGGCGAGTTGGAGTCCTTGGGCTCCGATCTTGTAGATGATTTCAACAAAGATGTGGCGGACAGAAAAGATTGGATTCAGACCTACGTAGATGGCTTGAAGCTCCTTGGCCTGAAGTACGAGGATCGTACCGAGCCGTGGCAGGGTGCGTGTGGTGTGTTCCACCCGATGCTGACGGAGAGTGTCGTGCGGTTCCAGTCAGAGGCCGTGATGGAGACTTTCCCCGCTGCGGGGCCTGTGAAAACGCAGATTGTGGGCAGGGAGACACCGGAGAAACGTGACGCGGCTCAGCGGGTTCAGGACGACATGAACTATCAGTTGACCGACGTCATGCGGGAGTACCGTCCCGAGCATGAGAAGCTGCTGTGGTCGCTGCCCCTGGCAGGCTCTGCGTTCAAGAAGGTCTACTACGACCCGAGCAAGGGGCGTCAGGTGTCGATGTTTGTCCCGGCTGAGGACATCGTGGTGCCCTACGGAGCCTCAGCCTTGTCTGCTGCCGAGCGTGTGACTCACGTCATGCGTAAGACCAAGAACGAAGTCTTGAAGCTCCAGGCCGCAGGCTTTTACCGCGACATTGACCTTGGCGAGCCCAACACCGAGTTGGATGATGTTGAGAAGGAAAAGGCCAAGGAAGGCGGCATGAACGCCACCCAGGACAACCGCTTCCGTATGTTGGAGATGCAGGTTGACTTGGACTTGAAAGGGTACGAAGATACCGATCAGGATGGCAATCCCACTGGAATAGCTTTGCCCTATATTGTTACCGTCGAAAAAGGTACGGGCAAAATCCTTGCAATCCGCCGCAATTGGTACGAAGATGACACGCTGAAACTCAAGCGTGACCATCTGGTTCACTACCAATATATTCCCGGCATGGGGTTCTATGGGTACGGACTCATCCACCTTATTGGTGGTTATGCTAAGTCTGCTACTATGCTCATTCGTCAGCTTGTTGACGCTGGCACTCTTTCTAATCTTCCGGGTGGACTCAAGTCTAGAGGACTGCGCGTCAAGGGCGATGACACCCCCATCGCACCCGGAGAGTTCAGAGACGTAGACGTCCCCAGCGGCTCGATCCGCGACAACATTCTCCCGCTGCCGTACAAAGAACCGTCTCAGGTTCTGTTTGCGCTGTTCCAGAACATCGTCCAAGAAGGACGCGCGTTTGCTTCCGCAGGCGATCTGAAGGTCAGCGACATGTCGGCGCAGGCCCCGGTGGGTACTACCCTGGCCATCCTTGAGCGTACGCTGAAGGTCATGAGCGCAGTGCAGGCTCGTCTGCACTTTGCCATGAAGGAAGAGTTCCGGCTGCTCAAGAACATCATCGCGGACTACACGCCCGATGAGTACAACTACGACCCCGAAGAAGGTGATCGCAAGGCCAAGCGCAGTGACTACGACACCACTACGGTGATCCCGGTCAGTGACCCCAACGCTGCGACGATGGCGCAGAAGATCGTGCAGTACCAAGCCGTCATGCAGTTGGCGCAAGCCTCGCCGCAGTTGTTTGACATGGCGCTTCTCAATCGTCAGATGTTGGATGTTCTGGGTATCAAGAACGCTGAGAAGCTGGTGCCGGTCCAAGACGACATGGTGCCCAAGGACCCGGTGACGGAGAACCAGGACATTCTCAACAACAAGCCGGTCAAGGCGTTCATCGAGCAGAACCATGAAGCGCACATCCAGACGCACATGGCTGCGATACAGAACCCGAAGATTCAGCAGTTGATGCAGATGAACCCGCAGGCGCAGGCGATCATGGCTGCGGCAATGGCGCACATCAACGAGCACATTGCGTTTGAGTATCGCCGTCAGGTGGAAGCTCAGATTGGCGTGTTGCCCGGTGAGGAGGGCAACAAGAAGGTTACGCCGGAGATGGCCGACCAAATTGCGATTGCAGCGGCGCAGGCGTCACAGCAGATCACACAGCGTGATCAGCAGCAGGCTCAGCAGCAAGCAGCACAGCAGCAGATGCAAGACCCCATCGTCCAGATGCAGATGCAGGAGCTTCAACTCAAGCAGCAGGACTTGGCGCTCAAGCAGCAGAAGCAGGCCATCGAAGCGGCAGAAAAAGCCGACAAGTTGCGGATCGAAGAGGCTCGCATTGCAGCGCAGAAGGAGATCGCTGCCATGCAGGTGGCGGCTACCGCTGCGGCGGCACGCGACAAGCTGTCCAAGCAACAGCAGCTTGAAGGGGCCAAGCTCGGTGCTGAGATCGCCAAACACAAAGCACAGCTTCGCAATCAGCAACTTCAGATGATTCATCAGCGTTCGCAGGCAGCGGACATACGCGAATCTCGTGACAACAAGCCGCCCAAGGCACCCACTAAGGAGTAATCATGGACACACACAAGTTACTTGGTCACATTGCTCGTGAGATTGACAAACTTCGTGCTGATCAGGTAACGGTGTTGACGTCCGGTCGAGTGGCCGACCATCCTGAATATCGCCACATCTGCGGGGTCATCCGGGGTCTGTCCCTCGCAGAAAACATCCTCAACGACCTCGTGCAAAGAATGGAGCATTCTGATGACGATTGAACTCGCGGGAGCCGTAGATTTGGCCCCGTTGCTGAACAAACCCGCCGAGGAAAAGGCCAAGCAGTTGCCTGATCCCAAGACTTTCCACCTTCTGTGCGTCGTACCGGAGGCTATGGATT